CTTGGTTAAAGATTTCTGTTGTTGTCATTGTAATTGTTATTTTAAGTTGTCCTTGTTTGATACATCAAATATAAGGCACTTTTCTTACCCCCACAAGTAAAATCAAAAAAAAATTAAAAAAAATTAAAAAAAAATCCCCGAGACCACCTAACTCGGGGAATAACAACTCAAAACATATAGACAGGGTGGTTTTACTTTCTTTCTACTTTATATACTTTCTTATACAATCGGTCAATAGATTTCTCTGTTTGATTGTAATCTTTTATTTCATCAGGGTCTTCTGGGCTTCTATCGTAGTGAGTATTACACCACCAAAGTATATTAGCCCAATCATCAGCACTTAAAGTTATTTGTATTCTCTTAGACATTGTATTTGTTTTTAAGGTATTCATCCATTCTCTTTGCTCTATCCACTGAACCCGCTTCCTCATAGATAAAGGAGGTAAATGCTTCAACAATGGCAAACAGGTCTCCTGCGGTGGGTTGAATACCCAACATCTTACAATACTCAATACTTTGGGTCATCTGAGATTGTCTTACAATCAATCTCTGTCTTTTATCATCATTCATCTTACTTGTTATTTTTAAGGGTCAATGTATCCACCTCATTACGGATGTAATCACTCAACTTATTCAATATGGTATTGATATTGTATCTCTTGGTCGTTGAGTTGTAAGGTGTTTCAATACTCAAGTTGAACATATTTTTACTATGTTGGGTCATTCTATAAGTGGTATTGTTAAACTTGATAGATTTACCATTTACCAATGTCTCCCAAGTCATACCCTCAACTTTCTTGAATATCAACTGACGGATATCATATTCTTTATCACTATCTAATTTGATAACATCAAGTTGGATGTCCATAAATCGTTCTTGGTATTTTACAAGGGTAGTCATAACCAAAGACATCACTTGAGCACTTACATTATTAGGTCGGTAGTTTTCCATAATACGGAGACGACCATCTCTGAGTGAGATTTCAATGTCGTTGGTGCTACTCCAACCATTCTTGTCTCTGTTCATTCTGATGTAGTCATCACTACAAGTAATTGACCAGTCCATCAAATCACCATACAACTCGTCGGTGATTTCATCCGTCAAGTCCTTGATGTCTTGAGAGATTTGGTAGCGTAGTTCGTTTGTTGTTTGTTTTTCTTGTTGGTATTTCTCAACCAAAGTTTCTAATGTTTCCATTACAAATGTTTTCATTGTTATTGTTTTTTTAAGTTATTGTTCTACAAAGATATAAATTATTCTGATACTACCAAATCTTTTTTGATAATATTTTCCAAGATGTCCTCAACCATTTGAGGGTAAAAATCGTATTCAGTTTCATTATACACATATAGGTCATCAAATAGACCAGGGGTTGTCTCAACCTTCAACGATTGTAGGAACTCATCGTATTCCAAAGCCAAGAGACATACCTCCTCGTGATATTGCTCAATCATTTCGTAAGGGAGTTCATAACCCAAATCGTATTCAAGGTTCTCAATTTCAGTATTCAACATATCGTTGAGATGATTGTCTATTGAGTTGTATCCGTAGTCCAAAGTTGTTTCAATACATACACGGAGTAGTCCTTCTTTGTTGAATAGTTCAGAGAGTGTTTGTTGGATTTCAATTTGTTCTTGTAAAGTCATTGTTGTTTATGTTTTAAGTTATTGTATGGTGTAAAGATATGGAGGATATTTCAATCCTCCAAATATATTAGAATATTTTATTACCGATTTTTTCAGACAACTCGTTGAGTGTTTTTAATTCTTGTTCTTGACGAGAAACAAAGTCCTCGTAAGTAAGTCCTTTACGCTCAGGAAAATCTTGGATGTATTTCTCGTCTGTTTTGATGAACTCAATAAACTTTTCTACTCTCATGCTTTCACGATTTACTGATTGGAAAAGGAGTTCAAGTTCGTTGTCGTTTAGTGATAGTCGTTTCATTTTGTTTTTTGTTTTAAGTTGTTGTTGTTTCGTTTCTACTCTGTAAAGATAAGTAATGTTTTTTAATCTACCAAAATTATTTTGAGTAATTGTTGATGTAGTATTTTTTAAGAGTTGAGTAAGACATATTAAGACAATTAAAGTAGTCAAACATATCTTGTTCTTTGATGGTGTTGAGGATGTTTTGTTTTGTAAGTTTCATTGTTTTAAGTCGTTTTGTTGTTATTACTGATACAAATATAAGGAGTTTTTCCTTACCACGCAGCATAAAAGCAAAAAAAAATCCCCAAAAAGGGGATATTTTTTAATTTGGTAATAAATACTTACTTACTCTTGAGGTCCTCTATCTCTTTCTTTAGGTATTTGTTCTCAGTTTCCAACTCAGCAACCTTCTTGGTCAATTGAATTATACTCTCCGTTGCTTCCTCCAAGTCAGCCTGTAATCTCTCCACTCTCATCTTTAAGTCCTCCCTGTATAAAGAACCATCACTATTCTCCATAGCCAGTTTCCTCTGTTCTGCTCTTGTCTTTAATCTGGTCTCAAAATATTTCCATAGTGCTGTTGAGCCAGCCACGGCACTTAACATAATAAATAGTTGCTCTAAATTACTCATTGTCTCATTAGTTGTTCTCTTTTTATTCGTCTTAACGATGAAAATGAGGCAAAGACCAAAACCAACCATCCCCAATGAGACGGGGTCGGTAATCCAATACACCACTCATACATAAGTAGTGTTGAAGCATACATGCCAAAGGTGATTAGAGACGCTCTAAGACGACAACTCAACTCAGAGTTAGCAACGCACCATAACTGATACAAACCACTTACAATCAACAAAAATTGAAAAACATATAAAGGTCCCAACTCCATAAATGTAGCCAAGGGGGTAAGTAAAATATTTATGGTCGCCAACAATATCTCCGTAGGCTGACTATCAGAATACGACCAAACTCTCCTTAAATTATTTAATCTATCCTTAATAATATTCATTACCTTCCTCTTTGACTTTGGGCTTTATATGGATAGTCCTTACAACAGGTCGGGTCATAATCATCTGAATACATCGGGTAATCCAATACAATGGATGAGGTAAATCCATCAGTATGGGCTCCTGGTAATGTCCCGTCAGTCGTTGAGGTCTCATAAGCAGGATACAGATTTTCATTGTTGAATAAGTGCTCTCTCAATCTGTTATCAAAGAACTCCGCTCTATCTTTCGCTCCATTCTTAATCATCTTGAAGGTATTGATATCCAAAGGACTACCCTGTTCCGATGACCCTTGAACCAATCCAACATTCATAAACTTAAAGATAAAATCATCCAAGGCGTAGAATAAAGAATATTGAATAACAACATCAACGACATAATCATCCAATAGTGATTTATATACAGAGTTGGAGGGAGAGGAGATATCACCCGTATCCACCAAGTCAATCAGTTTGTTGTAGAGTGAGGTGCCTAAGGTCTCTTGGGCATTTATGAGTTGAGATGTTCTGATTGCCTGACGGAGGCTTCCACTATCTACATTCTCCGAGATACTGGTGTAGTCCTTCAACTTAGTTTCACTGATAAAATATACTTGTCCCATATTACCTTTCTAATATATTGTTTTGGATTATTTCTAAATCAACCTGCTCGTCAGGGTTCATCAACTTAATGATTGGATATAAACCAGCAATAAGGTCCTTCTGAATTGGTTTGATTGTCGTATTTAAGAATACATCAAATGCTGTAGCCATTTGGTCTGCCTGAGAAGCAAAACCTGATGCTGATGGTAATCCCACCAATGACCCGTCATTTACCTTATGACCCGACAAAATCTGTCTCTGAACACTATCAAAGATTGCTGAGTAATACTGGTCATTTGTAGTAGGGTTCAGTGTAGTAATCTCAGGTCCGTTGTCTGGCTCACTAAACGAGACAATGATTTTTCCAGCCGCTTCAGCGCCCGTGTAAATATCTTGGAGTTTCTTTTTCAATTTTCTTTGCTCCGTCTCACTTGAAGGTTGGGAGTTTCTAAAATTGACCCATAACGATGGAGTGGCCCCATTCTGAATATTTGAGAGGTGGTGGATGGAGATGTCGTGGTTCAACCTTACATCGTTGATAACCGACATATACGATGGTAATCCATAGTAATTGTATCCTGGTGAGTATGACTTGATATGGTAGATTTGTCGGTCCTCATAATTCAATGGGTCCAACTTACTAAACTCAATCACTGAGTTCTTTTTCGTAAAGTCCTCTGAGTAGTAATACTTTTCAGGTTCTTGATAAACAAAGTCGGTCTTACCAACCCTTACATATTTTGATGGAATAAAATACACGGACTTGATACCCTGAGTTCTATCATTAGCCCAAACGCATTCAAGGAATACATTACCACTAACGAGATACTCAAAGGCAATCTTTCTAAAGAGGTCATTGATGTCCTCAGTTTTATTCATCATATATTCACGAGTAAAACCCTGCCCACAGACATTGTCGGTCTTACTACGGAGGCATACATTATGGATTGGACTATAATCCACCATATCGTATAAAAAGTCAAAGAAATCATCTTTGGGTCCCGCTTGAACCCAATCCTTACCATTTGAGACCTTCTCCTCAAACTTGTAGATGTCCTCACTTGAAAAACTAATATTTTCTATCATTGTTCGTATATCTTATATTCATAATTATTACCCTCATAAGTTGGATTTGTTTCCGTTTCAGGAACAACATACCCAAAGGTCTCAATCACCTTATTAAAACTCTTTGAGGGGTCAAGGTTCGTGGTGGAGATTTGCTCGTAAATACTTATCCAATAATCACCTTCAATTAAATGGACATTGGTATCCGTGCTTCCCGTATTACCAACCAAAGATTGAGGACTATCGTAATCAATCTTGATATTAAATATATCAAATCTTGAGGTATAGTCAGCAGTCCAATCCCCAACATAAGGAATAACCCTCCAAGTTTGACCACTCAATTTATGGTAAAACGAGAAAAGATAAGTTGGGTTATTCAACTCTTTGTTTCTACTGGCTGGCTCAAAGACCTCATTATTTTCTCCGATGTTCAATACAATCATACTATATAAATATCTTTAGATTATTCTAAATTGGTCCCTAAGGAATACCCGATGGTGATAGTGTCGGGGTCACTGGTGGGGTTGATGTTGGTGATGGGGTTGGAGTTACTGGCACGCACTCACCCAAATTGGTAATAACAACATTACGAGCCCCCGTAATACTGATGGTATTTAGACATCCACAGAAACTCAATCCACTACCAGCGGCTATCGTTGTTGATTGTATATTGTAATAACAATCAGTATAAGTCAAATTGGCCGTTATGCTATCATTATTCACTATTGAATAACTGGTACAACTACAAAGAAAAGTCGGTGAGGGAGTTGGAGTGAGTGTAAGAGTTGCGGTAATACTCGGGGTCGGAGTTGGTGTTGGGGCTGAGGGAACGCAGGCAATAAACTTTTCTTCCAATGTTCCCTCACCTTGTATAATCTCAATGTTGGCATACGGGTCAGAAACATTAGAACAGACGCAGATATCC